TAACAGATTTAATATCTTTCTGTCAATTCTATTTTCAACCTCATAAGAGTCTTTTATAATATCTCTGGATATCTTCGAGCTGCTCTCCTGCATTGCAAGTAATCCCGCCGCCGATACAACACCTCCGCTGGTTCCACCCTGGGATGCATCTCTGTTGGCGCTTGCCTCTTTAAGCTCGTTCACTTCTTCAGAAAGCATATTAAATGCCGCACCGCTGAGCTCGCTTGCCTTAAGAGGCTGTACATTTCTTACATCAAGAGTATTGCACTCAACAAAAGCTTCCTCAGGGTCTGCAAGCTGATTTTTGTTAATACCCGACTGTCTGTTACCAAGCATTCTGGGATGAGCATTAGAAATAATGTTATAAAGCATCACTTGCTTTAATTTATCAATAAACATCTGATAACTTCTGTAAATATCAATATAACCCATACCGAATACAGAATCCTCTACAGGATAAAGCGCGTCAGGCTCGTATGGAAATTCGCCGTCAAGATAATATCCGTTTGTAAAATTCTCTGTGTTTTCAGAAGCAAAAAGCACTTCCTCACCTGTGTACATACAGTAATGAAGCTTACCTTTCGTCTTGTACCAACAATGTATTACTACAACGTTTGTCGCGCTGTTAAAGTTGGTTTCATCACTTTTAAAGTTGGTTTTGTTAGTAGCAATAGTAAAAACTTTCCCTTTCATAAAAGGAAATGTCTCTACAAACACATCCTTATCAATCTCTTCAAGCTCATACACTCTTGGGCTCAGCTGAATATCGTCAATGCCGGGCTTCCAGAAAAGATTTAAAGGATTAATCCTTCTCAGAGATACACCGCCCGCACCGCCGTTCTTCTTGAAATCCCAAAATATTCCTGTAATCCCCAAACCGCTCTTCAACTTATCCCACCAGCGTTTACTGTAAATTTTGTAATACCTGTTATCTTCCTTAACCGTCTGAACAACCGGTCCTAAAAGCCGTGCTGTTTCCTCATCGTCCTGACTCCTTGCCAGAAACACCGACTGCGGAAAATTATCCATAGCGTTTGCATGCTGGTTTGCCATAGAGTTGAAAAGCCTTGCTGTTGTTGGCTGTGGTTTCTTTTTTAAACTTGAACTGATGCTGTCCCTTGAATACTGCCAATGTCTGAGTTTGTACCACTCGTTATTTTCAACAATACGTTCATCATTTGCTTTCTTGCCGTTCTGATAATCGGTAAGAATATTTGTCGCTTCACCGCACCACTTGCTGTCAATCTTTCCCACTCTGCCGGGGAACTCCTCTGTCTCGGGCATAGCCTCTGCCATCTCCTCGTCCAAAGGCATTACTCTTACGTCTTCCATAATTACCTCCTACAAATAAATCATCGGTTCTCTTGTGCTGATATTGCCTATATCAAGGGGGTTATATACCGCCGAAGGATTGCTCAGCACACTCTCCGTTTCGCCTATAACATTCTCCTGCAGGGCATATCTGGCCATATCGTAAATATGGTCCTCTGCCTCTGTGTCAATGTCCTCAACCTTCTTTTCCGAATACACCAGGTTCGGTATGGTTCTGATAAACTCAGTGCAGTTCTTAAAGCAGTAAAACATCGGTATTCCCTTGTCATCAAAGGCAAGCCTTCTGTGAAACTGCTGCTTTCCTGCAATTCTTGTGTTGTCACCGGGATTCCAGTACACATAGTAATTTTCCATCATTCGTGCGTAAGAGTTGCCGTTCTCCTCCGAAAATATCGAAGGATCCGCAACACCATATACTGTCCTGTCCTTGATATTCGGCACGTGCATCTCTATCTCGCGAATCTTCTGGGCAATCTGTCTGACTTCCCACTTAACACCCACATTTGGCTTTCCGGTGCAGCCGTAAAGCTCATAAATGTGGTAGTATCTGCCGTCCTCATCAACCGCAAACCACCCCACCGAGAAGGGCTTTGCATATCCCCAGTCGAAACTTCGGATAATGGGCCAGTGGGGCGGAATCTTAAAGGGCTCAATAACATGTGTCCACCTTTTATCCAGATAGTGTTCGGGGTCGTTTTTCCACTCCGTAAACACCTGTCCCTCGTAGCTGTCCCAGTTGCCGTAAAGCAGAGCATTCATCTCAGCCTCACCGCGGTTCGCAAGCTTCGCCATGTATAGTGGGTCTCGCTCTAAAATGTGAGGGTTGTCAAATACACTTGAGGGCACAAAAGCACTTGAAAGCCAGTATTTTTTCACACTGCCGTCAGGCATATTGATTTTGTGATATCTCCAGTTTGTTGTCTCAGGCGGTGCCGCCTGCACAAAATACTGCTTAACCCAGCCGTGGCCGATTCCTCCGGGGTTTCCCGTTGCCCTCATTCTTACCCTGGTACCGGGACCTGATGGACGGTTACGGCTCTGCATGTAGCTGTATTCCTCGTATGTAAAATGCGTAAGCTCATCAAAGCCTATAAAGTCATACTCGTGGCCCTGATACTTGTGCTTGTCCTTGGTGTGCTGCATACTGCCCAGCACGATTTTCGCACCACTCGGAAAATACCAGATGTGCTTAGATGCGTTGTACTTAGCACCTGTGTAAAGTTTCTTGAAAAGCCAGTGGCATTTCTCCTCAATCTCAAGCATCTGAGGATAAGTCTTTCTCAGAATAAGCCCCTTGTACGTAGGCACCTTGACATCCCTCAGAGCATCCACCACAAGGTAGTCACTCTTACCACCGCCTGCAGCACCTCCGTAAAAAGCCTCATTCTCGCCACGCATAAACATCTTTGTCTGCTTTGGTGTAGGTGTCCAGATAACTTTCTTAGCCACTGTCGCTCACCTCGGTGCCGTCTTCCTCAGGATCCTCGGGAGGAGTCAGCACTTCCATAGGCGGCAGCTCAATAATGCCGCTCTCCTCATCGTCTTCTTCCTTCTCTCCCAGGAGCTTATGTATCTTATCCAGAGTCTCCGCAATCTCCTTCAGACTCTTGGTGTTGATTTTGCCGTAAATGAGCTCAATATCCTTGCTCTTTGTAACGGTCTCCTTCTTAGGCTTGTGCACGTTCTGGTCGTACTCCGTCTCCTTCACCGTTGTTTCATGCTCAACAATGTACTCTCTGAGCTCTGATATCGCCTCACCAACCATATCCACAAGCCTCTGGGCATGGCCTTTTGCCTTATCTTTGTACGACGCAAGCTCCTTGCCTTGCTTTCTCGCTGTCTCTTGTTCAGCTTTTGTGTAAACATTGTGCCTGTGTTCACTCTTAAGAGTGACCCAGCCTTTTCTTTTGGCGGTTTTTCGTGCCTCTTTCTTGATAGACTCAATGGACACTCCGTATTTCTCCGCCAACTCCCGATAAGTTATATCTCCGGTAACGTATTCGTGCTTGATTTTATTCCAGTTGATTTTCTTTCCTTTACCCTTGAGGTCAGGCTCTTTTTTCTGCTCCTTTTTCAATCTCCTTCACCTCTTTGCTGATTTAAGGGTAACAACTATTTTTTTAAAACTCTCCCCACCAAAGCAAAAAAATAAGAGCCGCCTCAGCGACTCTCAGAGTATTTCTCATCCACAAGCTGCGCTATGGGACACCCCTTATAGCACTTCGAAAAACAAAAGCTCTCCTGAAAATTTCTTTTCTTAGCATTCCTGGAAAAGTACACCGCCACTTCTCCTACACCATCAAAGCCTTCACAGATTATTCCTATCTTCCCTTTTGTGGTCTCACGTCTGAAAAATGGACAAACCGTCTTCTCGTTACCTGTTTTATTCAATTCAATTCAATCCTTTCTCAAAAGCACTCAGACCGCAGACAAAAACCTGCAGTCTCCCCAAAACGTATTCATTTTTTTACATTCCCAACGTCCACTGGCACAAGCGGCAAAAACACAAACACCGCCGATGTTCCTGTGTAGTCGTTAAAGCTATACTGAGCATCCACCATATAGAAGCCTTCAGGAGCTGATGGTGCCACACCGCACTCAAACTCTCTCAGCTTCTTCTTGCCTATCTCTGTTACTCTCTCTTTGGGCTTTATGAGGTTACGGCTCTGCTTAAGACGTTTCTTGCCCGTTACATCCTTTCGGAGATACTTTGCCAAATCTTCAAATAAGCCGTCCATATAAAGAGTCTCTGCCCATATACGACCCTTTGTCCACAATTTCTCAAGAATTTTAAATTCAATCTCATTCACAACAACGTGAAAATGCCATCTGGTGCCCTTCTTTCCGCTCTCCATAGCACCTATGTATCTAAGAGCACTCAAATTGTGCTTTTGTCTGTAATATTTAAGTCTGCGAAGAAAATTGTTGATTGCTTTTCCAAACTCACTCTCGCTCATATCCTCTCTTGAGGTTATGGTCAGGTACATATCTTTACCCGGTGTGAAGTTGTTGGCAATCAGCCTTCTTGTTTCCTTCTCCGCTCTGATGCGATTTGCCTTCTTCTGCTTTTCAGGTGTCAAGGACTGACGGCAGGACCTTCCCAACGATGCCTTGTTTCTTGTCCTCTGCGAAAAGTAATACTCAACCTCAATCAGATTGCCGCTCTTGATTGTCTTTCTGTAATGTGGCATACCGTCAGCTCCTTTCTTTTTAACTTCATCAAAATTTCGTCAATAATTTAATTGCTAAAACAAGCTTTTAAAAGGCCTCCCGGGACCCTCATTTTTTATATACCTATATATAGACCTACACACTCCCGAGCACTTTCGGGAGTGTGTTTTTTCTTTGTTTTAAGGCTTCAGAAGAAGCTCCTTCGGGATATTGCTATCGTATATTTCTCTTGTAGGGATTCTGTTTGCAAGCTCCTTCAACTCCTCGCTGCCAAGCTCAGCAAACACGCTCGGAAGATAATCCCTTTCCACCTCACCCAAGAACCTGCACAAAGCAACTTTAAGCTTTTCTCTGCTATCCTCATCGGTCACCACCTCATTGATACACTCATCAATATCGGTGTTTCTCGCTGCGTGGTCATATAAAACCGAAAGGATGTAACTGCCGCTGAGCTCGTCTATTATCTCCAGAGCCTTCGGCAACGCCACAGGAGAACCGCTCCTCAGAAGCTCTGCCAAATCGTTCATATCCTTTGTGTATGTAATAGTGTTAACAAGCATGCGATGATACATATATCGTGCATGCACAAGGTCGTTATGGATATGCTCAGTTCTTAAGATATATTTTCTCTTAATCTTCGCACCCATTTCCTGAGTTACCGCTCCCATCCGTGAGAGCATATATAAATGTGCCATCGAAAGCACATAACTCATTTCTTCAAACTTCAAAGAAAAAAGTTCTTTATCATCCATATTCGGACCTATCTT